TTTAGCGGCGTCGCTTAATTCTAATTCGTCCGTTTCCTTGTTTCGTACCCGCCTATATAATTTATCGGGTTCGTTTAGGTAGTCTTTAAGTCCCCGGCTTATTTCGTCCGCGCTTTTACCTTCTAAAATACCGTTTTGTATTATTACTTCAAGGTCTTTTTTTGCGTTTCCCGCTAAGTTCCAAACCCTATTAGATAGCGTTAAGCCCCCTTCTTTTCGGGCTGCGAAGGTGTGGACCGTCATACCCTTTACCCTTTGGTCTTTAACTGCTTTTTCTAATATTGTGTTTACTTCTTCCGAGTTTTCCCCTTTTCCGAAACGGGCTAAAATAGCGTCCTTAACTTCGCTTTCCCCTTCCTTCCAAGCCCCCGTAATTCCATTCTGAATAGTCTTACCGGTTACTTTTGCAAGTAATTGTAGTTGCTGGTTAAGCTGGCGTTCGGCGGCCGGGTTCCCCTGCCATGTGAATTGTTGCCCGCTTTCTATCGCTTTCCTAACCTCTGCCAACTTTAACGCTTCGGCGTAGGAATTACCGAACAACCCCTTTAATTGCGCTACAAGTTGTTGGATATAGGCTAATAGTTGTTCGCGTCTTCTATCCATTATTCAAATACTAATCTTAAATTTTTTTCTAAAATGGTATAGGCTTCTAAACAAGGCCCGGTAATAACGTCGTAGCCCTTACTTTCACCGTACAAAGCGTAATCTTCCCCGGCGACTATAACGCCTACCAGGTCGTTAGGGAATTCCTTAGCGGCTGCTTCCGCGACTTTCTTGCCTTTCTCTATTCCGGTTGTTCCGGCTCCTTTACTTCCGCCCCCGCTTTGTGTAAATTGTTCCGCTACCTTCTCGCCGTTGTTATATACTACGTAACCAATGGAAGAACGCAAATTATTAGTTTGGTCTTGGTACGTGTCTAACTGCTTGGCCTTTGTTGTTATTTCAAGACAAGTTTTTTCCATAGCCTCTATAACGCCTACTACAATCGCGTTAATTTTACGGCCTATTTCGTTAAAAATGTCGTCTATGTTAAACCTCGGTTCTATTCCCATTGTCCCGTTTCTTTTCGTAGTATCTGCAAACGTGTGCCCAGCAACCTTTTTTATAGCCGTCGGGGTTCGCTTGCTTGTTACTACAATCTATTAGGTAATTTTCTACCGTACCGCTAAAAAAGCAATCTTTACAGAATACTTTCGGTTCTTCTTTCTGTAATTTCTTAGCCATTATACCGTAGGTTCAAATACGTTAGTATAAGCCGAAAGCGTACTTTCTTCCTGTATTTGTTCGTATTCCGCTTCGGTATCGTTTACCCATCCCAACTGTTGTACCGTTGTCTTTTGGGAAGCTACCGGCTTACCGCCGTTGGCCGCTACAAGTAAATCTACTTTCGCTTTTTCGTCTTCAATCATAAACGGCACTATTTCCGGTTCAATAGTAAGGCTTTGGCAAGCGGCTTTAAACTCGCTATCCTTTTTGTTCATTTCTGACAAGTATGCTTGTACAATGCTTAACCGGCGTTGTAAATAGTCGTCGAAAATTTCCATTTTATCCTGTACTTTCAGGTGTGCGTCCAAGAAAAGAAGTTTTAAGGCAATACCGGAAATAGCCCCCAGGCCCTTAACGGCTTCAAAAGAAATATCCGGCGTTTGGGTAATAGTGTAAATCATTCGTAGAAGTGTTTCTATTTCAAGTTTTACGCTTTCCGGCGCGTGCTGCCAAGACAAATATTTTGCGTCCGCGTCGTCGCCTTCAAGTTCCAATATACCGCCGCTTTCTCCTTTCTTGGCAAAGCCTAATACAGTCCCTTTAACTACTATTTTCGGGCTTGCATGGTAGTCGTTAGTATCTGCGAAGTTGGAAAGAAGTTTTTCCAATCTATCTATAAGCCCTTGTACGTCTTCCCACTCTACGGCGGGTTGTCTTCCGTAAATAACCGGAATCTTACCTATTGTATTGACTTTTGGATAACCTTCTACTACTTCCCATTGGTTGTTAGTGGTAATCCACATTTGGTGTAATTGTTCCGTATAGGTTTCAAAATAGGTAAATTTTACCCCTGCGTTATCCTTCCGGGTAAATTCGCGGGAAAAGGCTACCATGTCGCCCGTTTCATCGAAATAGGGGTAAAGTTTATCCCCAAGCAAAGGGCTAAAAATAGCAACCCGAAGTTTATAATTAGAAGGAAATCCGTAGTTATTGTTAGGCTTTTCTACCGGATACCAACGTTCCGCCGCTTCGGTACAACTGAAAATATTACGGGCTATTTTCCGGTTTAAAGTCCGGCTTTTAGTGTCGAATAGAACGCGCTTTACCGCTTTAAGTACGTCTTCTTCCTTGCTCCCTTCTTCCGGTTCCGAGTTAAGTCCTACCGGGTTGCCGAAGGTAAAAGCTACGGCCCGTTTTACTATAAGTTTTTGAAGTGCCAAGGCTATACGGGCTACTTTCTCGGTACGGGTATTCTCTGCCGTTTCCCCACCGCTTGTAACCTGTATTACCGTCCCGGTATCTTCGGGCTTATCTACCTTTACTTTCTTATCCGGCCGCTTTACCCGGTCGTTAATGTCGTGTTCTTCCGGGTTAAGTTGCGCTTCAAAAGTTTCTACTTCGGGGTCGGCTGCGTTGCGTCCCGTCTTCAATTCCGCGATAACTGTATTATAGTCTTCGCTGGCTAATAGTTTTTTTATATCCATATCAATAAAATTTAGTTCGTTAGTTTTAGAAAAAATCGGCCGCGCGCCCTTTCTTGGCGTTTGGTCTGAATTCGATAGTACCGGTTAGCGCGTCCGGGCCGTCGTCGTGGTCGTTCCCGCCAACCTTCATATAGCGCGTAATAGCTTGGTAGAATTCCGGCCACATTCTATCCCAACCCCGCGGAAAGTATATTAGGTTCTGAACTTCCCCGCTTTGGCTGAATATCCGTACTTGTTTATTGTCTTTTTGATGAAACCATTTTATACGCGTCTTCGCGTTACCCATTAACCTGCATTGGGTTTCTACGTTCCGGGCGAACCCTCTACCGCCGTTATTGCTTTCTACTATGGCTAATTCTACCAAATGCTTAGTAAGTATTTCGGCGGTCTTTGGCTCGGTGTACTCCATTGGCTTTTGTGTATAAAGTACGTCTAATACAAAGTTTCCTATTTCGGTTTCCAAGTAGGTAATAGAGCAAAGGAAGTCTTCGCCCGTATCCGCCGTATCCGTGTAGTTTTTAACCTTCCGTAGTTTGGTAGCTGGTAATATTTCGTATTCCTTAAAGGGGTTTTCATACATAAGCCCCTCTAACGGCTTCGGTTCCTGCTGGTAAAGGCTTTCAAATACATGCGGGTTGCGCTTCCTTACGCTTTCCAACTTTTCTAAATTGTGTCTTTCCGGCCATAGCGGTTCCCCTTCTTCGCGCGGGTCGTATTCGGTTGGTTTCCCTTTTTTAATGGCTGGGTAAACTACAACTACCCAACCGTTCGGGTTGTCTTCGGAATAAATGCCTTGTTGCTCCAATAACCGCCCCGCTAAATCTAATTCGTGCCAACGGGTAAACACTATAAGTTGTTGGCTATCATTATGTAATCGGGTTTCCGCTACTGTGTCGTACCAATCTTCAATAGCTGAACGAACTACGGGCGACCAAGCCGTTTTAGCGTCCTTATAAATGTCGTCCACAATAAGGCAATCTACCGGCTCCCCTGTAAGCGGGCCACCAACCCCAACGGTTTTAAAACCGCCCCTATATCCTACTATCTCGCATTCGTCGGCGTTCCTTAACCAACTACCCGCAACGGTCGAAATGTTTTTAGAATTTAGGCGCGTTTCCGGGAATATTTCGGCGTATTCCGGGCTATCTATTACCCGTTGTATTTCGCGATTAAATTTGCGCGCTTTCGGGGAAGAATAGCTAACTACGGCTAACTTGGTATCCGGTCGCCTTCCAAGTATGTAAGCGGGTAAACGCCGGGTAGAACCTTCGGACTTCCCGTGCTGTGGGGGCATGAATATCATTAGCTTTTTAATCCGTCTTTCCGCGAAGTAGGTAAGAATTGAATAATACCGCTTATGAAAACCCGCCGGAACGAAAGAAGGCATAGTAGCAAGCGTAAACGGCAAAAGGTCAGTACGGGCGTTCCTTACTAACCTTTCTTGCAAAGCTGCTAAATACTCTATTCTTTCGTTCCGTGTCATACTCAAAAAATGTATTTTAAGAAGGCGTAGAACGGCCTATTATCTAAGTACCCTACCTTTCTTTCGTTTGTGTAGGCTTCGCGTTCAAAACTGATATTTCGGTAGGCTTTCTTCCCGTAGAAAAGAAGTTTAATAAGCCATTCCAAAACGTAGGCTATGTAGAAGAAAAGGTATAATAGTTCCTTCATTTGACGGGTATGTATTGTTTCGTGTTGTATTAGCCGGTCGGTTATAGTTACCCCTTCCCGGACGAACAAAACCCCGAATAGGTTTATAGCCGCGAAACCCTTAAAGGGAATGATATTATTTACTATTACTTTCATTGCTTCAATCTGTTTTCTAAGTCTGCTATTTTTGCGTCTAATTCGTCGTCGGTGTACTTCCCGAATAAATCCTTTCCGTCTTTCCCGGTTACTTCCGTATTTTGCCGGTTCTTCCAATTTTCCGGCTCTCCATTGCAAAGGGTAAAGATTATTGCCGCCGTATCCGGCTGAAAATGTTTATCTACTGTTTTTTGCTCCTTAATTCTTGGTATTTCCTTCCCGTTTGCGTCGAACTTGCCGGAACCTACCGTAGTAATGTGCTTTTCTTGTACGGTGTAGCCCTGAACCTTTTTAAGAAGGCTTTTTTTGGCTTCGGCTACTAAGAAGTCGGTTCGGGCTTCTTCGGCCTTTTTTATAGCGTCCGAAAAGTCCGAATACCGGTTTAACCAATCGAAATAAGTAGAGCGGGAAATTTTAACCATACGGCAAATTTCCGCTACTGTATAAGTATCGGCTTCAATAAGGGCGCATATCTTTTCCGCTATCTTTGGCTTATATTTCGTTGGTCTTCCCATTGCTTACAATTTTGTTATTTCCACTTCGGGGTCGAATAGCTTTATTCGGTCTATTATCACTTGGCAATACTGCGGAGATAGCTCCAAGCCGTAACAATTACGTTCTAATTGGTGGGAAGCTATAAGGGTAGAACCGGAACCTAAAAAGAAGTCTATAACCAAGTCCCCAACTTGGCTACTGTTTCTAATTAGCCTTCCTACAAGTTTTACGGGCTTCATAGTAGGGTGTTCGGCGTTTACTAACGGCTTATCTTCGTGTATAACTGTGCTTGGGTAATCTCTATCGTTTTGCGCTTCTTTAATGAAGGCTAATAGTTCCTTTTTGCTCATAGCTTCAAAGTCTATTTTGTCTTCCATTACGGTTCGCTGGGTACGGTCTTTTATGAAGTAATGCGGGCCGCCTTCTTTCCAACCGTATAACACGGGTTCGTGTTGCCATTGGTAATCCTGCCGTCCTATTACTATGTTGTTTTTTACCCAAATAAGTTGCTGTTTATAAAGAAAACCGGCACCTGTAAGGCCGTTAATGAAGTTTACCGCTTCGCGTGAAGCGTGGAAAACGTAAATAGGTGCGCCGGGCTTGCAACTTTCGGCCAATCGTGAATAAACGGCTTCTAAGAAGGCTTTAAATTGTACGTCGCCCATCTTGTCGTTTTCTATATCCGTTTGTATTCTATTTCCCCGGTCGGTTTTGTTAAGAAGTTCGTTTTTGCTTGCGTAGTCTACGTTATAGGGTGGGTCGGTTACTATAATATCGGCAACCTTACCGCCCATAAGTTTGGTAACGTCTATTAGGCTGGTAGAATCCCCGCACATAACCCTATGGCAAATATCCCCCTTGCGAATCTCGAATATATCCCCTTCTTTTATGTCGGTTTCTATATCCGCTTCGTTTGGCGGATTAAAACCGTCTTCGCTTAGTTCCTTTTCGGGTTCTTCTTCTGCCAATTCAATAGGAACGCCCCAACCTTCGGAATCAATAGCCCATTTTTCCGTAGCTTCGCTTAAAGCGGTTTCGTCCCAATCCAAGTTAGCCGCGCCGGTTGCGTTGTCTGCTAATGCAAGTTCCCGCCCTTCCTTCGTGTCTAAATCTATGTCGGTACGCTTTACGGCTACTATTTCTTCCCCGGTTGTTTCAACTATTAAAACTTTGTCTAATCCTATTTGCCCGGCGTTCTCTACGGTTTTGTTTCCGGCTATAATACGGTTATTCTTATCGAGCAATATAGAACGGCCCGCGCCAAATTGCCGTAGGCTCTTTTCTATTAAACTTTGCCCGTATTCGGTTCCCTTATTAAAATTTACGTCGTCCGGGATAAGTTGGCCTATATTCGCTTTTATAATTTTCTTTTCTGCCATAGCCGTTTATCTGATTAAAAGCGAAATAAGAAGGCAACAAACTAAATAAATAACCTGGTAAGCAATTACCCCAAGAACCCCACCCAAGAAGGTAAAAACAAAGTCCAATAATTCGGCTTTTCCCTTCTTAATTACTTTGTCGTAAACCTCTTTTCCAATACCGGCAACCACGGTCGCAATAATTCCAATAAGGGGAGAAATAACGCTAAGAAGTAGCGCAATTATAAACCCGGCGGCCGCGTGTAATCTCTTATCCTTTTGCTTAAAACCCGCTATAAAATCGGAAAAGAAGACCTTAACCCTTTCCTTAAATTTGGGCTTAATAAATACCGTTCTCGAAACGTCAAGCCACACGGGGGGCTGTGTTTCTCCCGAACGAACGCAAAGCCAAACACGCCCGAAAATAAGCGCGTTAATTCTATCCTTCCAACCCATACGCCAAAGGCTTATACAGCTTTCTCCGTCGTTCCAAACGCTTAACGGTACACATTCTTCGTCTGTCAAACTATCGGGCTTTACAAGCGTTTTCGTAGCTTCTTTAAAATTGCTTGGTTTCATACATTTAGAATTAAATTATTATGGGTACAAAAATAAAAAGCGTATTATAATAATACGCTTTTAAAATCGGGAATCAATTACTTAGAATTGAAAAGTTACCAACATTACAGGGCTAAATATTGCTTAATGGTATTGCGGAATTCGTCGAAGGAACGGCAAATTACATATTTGTTACCGTATTTTTCTACAAGTTCTTGCCATTCTTTTTGGCTTGGTTGTTGTTTTCCCTTTTCGGTTTTAAACTCAATTCTAAGCGAATGGAAAAAAACCATTCGGGTTAAAGTCCGCAATATCCTGAATCGCATTCTGTGAAATCT